AATGAAATCATGTATTCAACTGATGCTAGTGGTTTTTACAGTATTTCATTTGACGTTAGAGAGGTTATTACCTAATGCCTAGAAGTCTATCTGCTGCTTTACAAACACAAGTATCATCCACAGCAACTAAAACAGCTTTTCTGGTTGAGTTAAATCTATCATCAACCATTAGGCTCACTGATTGGTATTCTGATGTAACTTATGATTCAAATAATTATGAGGCTGGTGGTTCTTTTCTACAGGTTGATGCAACAACTGAAACTGGTCAACTGCAAGTTAACGAAATCAACATTGGTTTTTCCAACATTACAGATCAAGTTAGATCATTGGTGCAAAGTGGAGCATTTACAGATAAAACAGTTGAAGTTTATTTGGCTTATTTTGATGTAAACGAAAGCATCGTTGGTGCAATTAATTTTTTTACAGGACAAATAAGAAATGTATCTATAAATGAAAATATAGATAGCTCAAATTTATCTATGGTTGTTGCTAGTCATTGGGCAAATTGGAATTTAACAAAAGGTAGGCATTACTCAGACGAATCACAGCAATCTTTTAGCTCTGGTGATAAAGGATTGGAATTTGCTGGTCAAGTAAAAGAAGATGTTAGGTGGGGTATGTAATGAATTTTTTTGCTGCTGTTGGTGAATTTTTTAAAGCTGCTTACTTTGCCTTCATGGAAGCCAAAGTAATAACACAAATACAGGTTGCTCTAACAGCAGCAACTTTAGTTGTAGGTGTTAAAGGGTTTATGCAGGCTAGGGCAATGCTTGCCAAAGGTCAAGATATATTGGCAAACAAAACCTCTATGGGTGGAAAGATACCAGTCATCTATGGAACAAGAAGGGTTGGAGCACAAATCATTTACATGGATGTCAATGATAATGATTCTAGGGATATGTATGTGGTTTATGCTGTGTCAGTTGGTGAGTGTGATGAGATTTTAGGCAGAACCATTGAGCTTGATGGAAACCCATTAACTGATTCTGCAAGATTTAGAGATGGTGGTTACATTGGTTCAGATAAAATATCTTCTGGCTCAGGATCATTAAACACAGTTTCACAAAATGGAACAGATAGTTTAAATCTTGCTGGTGGCACTTTTGGAACTGATCCTACTGCTAAATACAGATATGTTATGAATCTACATCATGGAGCTGCATCACAAACAGCAGACCCCATGCTTGTTGCATCTATGAGTAATTGGACTTCATCACATAGGCTAGATGGGATTTGTTATATAGCAGCTCATTATGGCTATGATAAAGAGGGAATGTGGCGAGGAGTGCCACAGCTTACAGTACAGGTTAGAGGAAAGAAGGTTTTTGATCCAAGAGACACAAACCAAACATTTGGCACTGTATCTACTTATGAGCACTCAGACAACCCAGCTTTATGTTTTCTTGATTACATAACCAATGATGAGTATGGAAAAGGTTTAACTCAGTCTCAAATTAATATGACTACATTCAGCTCTGCTGCTAATGTTTGTGATACTTTGGTTGATCAGCCTTATTTTAATGGCTCTGCACAAAGCGTTACATGGCAAGGAACATCTGGAGATGATTTTATAAATATAACTGGAACTGGTGCAAATTCTATTTGGTGGCAAAACAAAATTGGCGAGAAGATAGATTTAGAGGATGGCTCTGGCAATCTTGTTTTGGATGGTGCTGAAATAAAAGATGTGCAGAGAACAGAATTTTACAATGCACAAGCTCAATATTCAGTATATGTTAATAATACTCTTGGCTCGACTTACTCATCTCAAAGTGGCACGTCTTTACTGAAGGTTAAAAGATTTCATTGCAATGGTTACTTAGATGCTAATAAGAATGTTATGGACAATGCTAAAGAGTTGCTTGCTAATATGCGAGGTATTTTTCTTTACATAGATGGTAAGTACGAGCTTTCAATTGAAGATACAGGCTCATCAACATTTAGCATTAATGAAAATCATATAATTGCTGAATCTGGTATAGGTGTTGATTATGGCAATAAGGACAAGAAAGCTAATAAAGTTATAGTTGAATTTTTTAACGCTAATAAAAAATATGAGTTAGACACAGCCACAGTTTTACATGATGCATCGCCTAACTACACTTCTGATGATGGTGGTGAGGTCTTAGAAGTTAAGGCAGAGTTCCCTTATGTTTCTGATCCTTATATTGCCTACAACATGGCAAAGGCTATTTTAACCAGAAGCAGGAATCAGACCACAATGCAATTCATGGGTACTCCTGAGATGTATAAGCTCAACGTGGGAGACATCGTTGATCTTACTTATGCAGGATTAGGTTTTAATGGAAAGGTATGCAGGGTGGAAGCCTTAGAGCTTGAGCCAAATGGTTTGGTTGCAGTTAGTCTAATAGAATACTTTGATGTTTATACATGGGAAGTTCCACCACAAGAACCAGTAGAAGAACTATCTAATCTGCCTTCAGCTTTTGCTGTAAAAGCACCCACAGGCTTATCTTTTACTGATACTGATTCTAGCTCTACAAATAGACCTTTTCTTTCTTGGAACGAACCAACAGACTTTCCAGACCATCAATACAGGGTCAATATAGTAGATAGCTCAAGCAATGAGCTTATGAATAAAATTGTTGATACTGAGTTTTGCGATCTTAACTTTTTACCTGTTGGCTCTAATTATGTTGCCAGCGTTAGCTCAATCAACACTCTTGGAGTTGAATCATCACCAGCCACATTAACTTTTAGTGTTGGAGATGAGCCAGTTGTTAGTGTTGATTTAAGAGATGGTGCAGTTTTGACAGCCAAGCTTGCAGATAATGCTGTAACTACAAACAAACTTCTTAACAATGCTGTAAGCTCGGTTAAAATAGCAGATGATGCTGTTACAAACGCCAAGATTGCAGTAGATGCTATTCAGGGTGATGTTATTGCAGCAGGTGCTATTACCGAAAGCAAGATTGGGGCTGATGCTGTTACAACTGCAAAGATTGCAGATGATGCAGTAACTAACGCCTTGATAGCAACAGATGCTGTTAATCAAGATTCTATTGCAGCCAATTCAGTTACAGCAACACAAATAGTGGCAGGAACTATTACAGCCAGCGAAATTGCATCAAATGCAATTACTACTGCAAAAATTAATGCAGGAGCAGTTAATGCAGATAAAATAGCATCAAACTCAATCACCTCTGCAAAAATTGTTGCTAATACAATTACTGCATCAGATATTGCATCTAATACAATTACAGCCACACAAATTGCAGCAAATACAATCACTAGTGCTGAAATTTTAGCTGGAACAATCGTTGCTTCAGACATTCAATCTGGAACATTGACATCAGCATCAGGCGTTTTTGGAACTATTTCTGCTAATGACATTACCACTGGAACTTTAAATGCTAGCAATGTAGATGTAACAAATTTAACAGCAGACAATATTACTGTTGGAACTTTAAGTGCACTTAGGCTTAATTTAGATGGATCAACGCTGACTGGTTCTGGAAGTGGTTTAAAAATCTCTAGTGGTGGAGTGAGCATAGCTGAGATTGGAACAAGAGCTGTTGGTGCTATGGTGGTTAATGGTGCATCTGGAACTAGCTCTTTTGGTGATGGTAGATCAAGTGATAACTTTAACAATCTTATAACTGCAACTTTTACAACAGCAGAAGCAGGTGATTATCAAATAGTTGCAAATTGTATGGTTGGTGGTGTTTTCAATACTTTAACCCAACTTGAATCAAGAATTGTTGTTGGAACAACAGTAGTTGCAGATTATAGTTCTCCAGTTGGGGCTTCAGCAATTCAACCAGTTATCTTGGGCGGTAAAATAAGCTTATCTGCAAACACATCTTATACTGTTGCCATGCAAGGACAAGTAACTCAAGACAATACAACGCCAGATATAGGTGGGTTTAGCACTAGAATCACAGCATTAAAATTAAACAAACAATAATGACTACTATATACGCCCCAACTCCAGAAACTCCTTTAACAACAACACAAAAGATAAGGAACAAAAGATTATATTTATTGCAGGATTGTGATTGGACTGTGGTTGTTGATAGTCCATTATCAGATGCAAAAAAAGCAGAATGGTCTACATATAGACAAGCATTAAGAGACCTTCCATCACAATACACAGATTCTGATAATTTTGATGATGTAGTGTTTCCAACTCAACCAGATTAAATATACAATAGAACAGAGGTAAATTAATGGCACAACACGATTACAACCTAGCCAATCAAAGTGGAGCTGACTTCAGAGCTGATTTAAACAATGCTTTAGAAGCTATAGCCACAGTCAATTCAGGGGCTACCGAGCCTTCAACTACTTTTGCCCATCAGTTATGGGTAGATACAGCAAATAGCGTATTAAAAATAAGAAACGCTGCTGACACAGATTGGATTACTCTTGGCACTAGCATTACCACCTCTAA